TGGTCAGCGTGGCACGGGCAAGAGAACTGCTCAGAGGTCTCAAGATCAAACCGGCAGCTATCAACAAATTGTTGTCCGATGACGTGATCGAAACCGGCTACGCGGCGTCTTCGCTCGTGCGTGCCGACGACGACGAACGACCGGACGTACAGGATGCGGTGGACGACGTGTTCACCGTATCGGACGACGATGACTTGTAGTCGTCCGTAGTAGGCGCTGGCCCGGCGTGCTTTGGCGGGCAGAAACCGAAACCCTAGACCCGAGAGAACCGAGAATGTCAGAAAGCAAGCGTACTGTCGTCAGGACCGTTCCCCACGCCAAGTTGTGGAGTGACGGAACGATCACCCTTGAGAACTGCCGTGCGAGCTACCCGCACGTCTTCAAGCCCCAGGAGGGAGAGGCGGACGACGGAACCAAGTCTAGCAGCTACTCCATCGTCCTGCTGATGCCCAAGTCCACGCATCGTGCGGCCAAGGACTTGTGCAAGGAACGCTACAACGAAATCCTCAAGGAGAACAGCAAGGACAAGAGCAAGCCGCTCAAGCTGGCCTCGGATCGCCTGTTCATCAAGGACGGCGACACGATGGCCAAGGACGAGAACGAGGGAATGTGGGTGGTTTCCGCTCGCGAGAAGAACAAGCCCGCGCTCCGTGGCAATCGTATCGACCCCGATACCGGGAAGCCTGTCCGGCTGACCGATGCCGATAGCGGTTTGATCTTCGGCGGTTGCTACGTCAGTTGTCTAATTCGGCCATGGTTTCAGAACAACAAGTATGGTAAAAGGATCAACGCCGGGCTTGTCGCCGTTCAGTATCTCAGGAAGGGAGAACCGTTTGGCGAGGGCCGCATCCGCGACGAGGATATCGACGACAGCTTCGAGGCCGTCGAGGATGATACCGGCGGCTTCGATGATGACGACGATCTCTAGGGGAACCAATGGACCAAGAGCCATACGACGATCCGCGTCCTGATCGTAACCCGTTGCCTAAGCGTCATCGGATAGTCCTCGTTTGGGCCGTCCTTTTGATGTCGGGCATTCTGGCTTTCGCTTTCAGGAAGTAACTTCCGACTAGGGGCTTCACTGTGACCACACTTTGTCTAGACTACGAGGGTTTCAGTGAAGCCCAACTCGTCGGCGCCAACAGCGTCGGCATGTGGAACTACACGAGCGACATTTCGACCGAGGCCCTGATGGTGGCCTATCGGCTCGATGACAACGATCCAGAACAGGTCGATTTGACCCAGGACCCGTTTCCGGCCGAATTGCGCGAGGCGTTGCTGGACCCCGAGGTCGAGAAGTGGGCTTTTAACGCCGCTTTCGAGCGCACCTTCACCCGCAACTGTCTCGGCATTCCTACGCCATACAAGGGCTGGCGCTGCACGATGGCGCTCGCCAATCTTCAATCCTTCACGGGAGATTTGGGCGCCATTGGCCGCGCAATGGGCATCGACGAAGACAAGGTTAAGAACAAGGAGGGCAAGCGCCTGATCCAGATGTTCTGCACTCCGCAGAAGCTCACGAGAAAGAACAGCCTGTATCGTCGTACGTGGAAGACCGATCCCGACGACTGGCAAAACTTTCTCGACTACAACGCGCAAGACGAAGTTGCTGAGTACACCATGCGCCTCAAGCTGATCCGTTTCCCGATATGGGAGCCGGATTGGGAGCTATACGAGATCGACCAGGAGATCAACGACCGAGGCTTGCCGGTCAATCCGCGGTTCGTCACCAACGCCTACCGGATGGCCGAGCGACGCAAGCACGAGTTGGTGGAACAACTGCGCGACATCACCGGGCTGCAAAACCCTCTCTCGGGTCCGCAGTTTCTCGGCTGGGTGATCGACCAGGGCTATCCGTTTCGCGACCTACAGAAGAACACCATCAAGAAGGTATTGACCGAGAACAAGGTCGCCCCGGTGTTGACGTCCGAGGCCGAGGCCGCGTTGAAGCTCAGGCAGCAGGCGGCTCGTACCAGCGTCAAGAAGTATCCGGCGATCATGCGCCGCCTATCTCCCGACAACAGGCTTCGTCACTGTTTCCAGTTCGCCGGGGCCGCAAGAACCGGCCGATGGGCTGGACGCGGGCCGCAGCCGCACAACCTCACTCGCACTCCCAAGTCTCTGGAAGCAGATGGCAACGACGCAAGCAAGCTGAAAGCCGTGGTCGATTTGGTCCTCGAAAACGACTACGACGGCTTGGCCTTGATGATGGAAGAACCGATGAACGCCCTGGCTGGCAGCGTGCGGTCATCCTTTCAGACTGCCGACGACGAAGAGCTTGTCGTCTGCGACTTGTCCGCCATCGAGAGTGCGGTTGCCGCGTGGATCACCAAATGCGAGCGACTGCTAAAGGTGTTCCGAGACGGCCGCGATCCCTACCGGGACTTCGCGACGGAGCTATACCACAAACCTTACGACGACATCACCAAGGAGGAACGCGGCATCTGCAAGCCCCCGATGCTGGGCTGCGTCTATCAGCTTGGCGGCGGCTATCTGGTCGAGGGCAAGCGTACTGGGTTGTGGGGCTACGCCGAGGCCATGGGCGTCGATATCTTGCAGGAGGAAAGCCATCGCCAAGTCGAGTTGTTCCGCGATCTATACCACGAGATACCGTCCATGTGGCGAGCGTTGGAACGCGCCGTCATGCTCGCCATACGCGGCGAGCCTAATTGGGTGAACGGCCTGATATACTTCGAGCTACGTGGGCCGTACCTCACCGTTCGCCTGCCGAGCGGCAGGCTGATGTACTACTACAAACCCAAGATGGCCGAGAGGGAGTTCATCGGTAGGAACGGCACGGTCTACACCCGTGTCGTATTCTCCTACATGGGCAAGTCGCAGATCACCCAGCAGTGGGGCCGCGTGTTCTCGTCAGGCGGCAAGATCATCGAGAACATCGTGCAGGCAATCGCACGCGATATCCTGTGCGTCGGCATTATGCGGGCGCACGCTCAAGGGTTTCCGATCGTGGGCAGCGTCCACGACGAGATCATCACTTTGCTACGAAAGAGAAGCAACACGCATACTTTGGACTTGCTACGCGAGTGCATGAGGGCGCCAATAGATTGGGCCAAGGGGCTACCTCTTGGCGCTGCTGGATACAAGGCTCAGCTTTACCGCAAGGACTGACCCATCAAAGAGGCTTAGTTCGGAAGTAACTTCCATAGGAGAATGACAATGACGTTCGAGCAGTTCGTTTACGAGGTTTGGCAGAAGGGCTGGTTGATACAGATGATGTATCAGTCCATGCCGCCAAGTCAGACCAAGATCGGGTGGTTCATCTCGGTTCGTGAGCGCAGCACGAACCGCACGGAACACGCCGAGGCTGTTCTGTTTCAGGACACGATGAGGTCCGTGCTTTTCAACATGGCGCAGAAGCGTCCTACCGTCGGGCAATTCCCCGCTAGCTACGCGACGCCGAAGCCGGGCAGCCCCGAGGACAAGGCCATGCTCGCTGTTGCGCGAAAGGGCATACGCCCGATCCGTCAACGTGATATAATCGAAGCGTTGGTCGATATGACAGTAGCATTGGAGGCCATGAATGCCGGGACCCGAGGCGACGATCGAGAGGACGATTTGTAATGAGGCTCGCGATCATGGGTGGAAGGTTCGCAAGGTCACCTTCCTAGACGTACGAGGATGCCCCGATCGCTTCTTCGGCAAAGGCGGCCGGGGCGTCATTATCGAGTTCAAGCGCGGCGGCAAGGAACCGACCCGTCAGCAATGGAAACGCATCTATGAGCTTCGGGACGACTTCGGCTGGGAAGCCTACTACGTTGACAATCTCGCGGACGCAAGACGACTTCTCGGCCTCCCTGATCGAGCGTGAGGCGGCGGTTCGTCACGACCTATCGACCTTGCGCGACTACCAGACCCAACAGCTTATCCCCTTCATGTGGGATACGCCGTTCTCTGGCGTCTACGTGGACATGGGGCTGGGCAAGACCGTGGCGACGCTCACCGTCATCAACCGGCTGTTCGAGCAAAGACTTGACCATCGCGTCCTGATCGTGGCGCCGCTCCGCGTGGCCGTGCAGACTTGGCCGACCGAGATACGCGAGTGGTCTCACACTTGGTGGCTGAAATACACCCTGATCCGGCCGGACCCCAACCATCCCGAGCTATTGGAAGCGATGCGTCTCGCCAGAGCGGCGCAACGCCAGGACGATTTCGGTTCTCCCAATCATGCCGCCATGCGGGCGAAGACTGCGCACCTTGAGAAGCAGCGCCGCGATCTCGCAAGCCAAGACACCATGATCCACATTATCAACCGCGAGCAAGTCGCCTGGCTCGTCGAGTTCTTCGGAAAAGACTGGCCATACAACGTGGTCATCATCGACGAGAGTACGTCGTTTTCGGATCACCGCACGAAACGCTACAAGGCGCTCAATCGCGTTCGCGCCCGTCTCAGCCGTCTTCATCTGTTGTCTGGTATCCCGGCGCCGGAAGGCATCGAAGACTACTTTGGCCAGATATACCTGCTCGATCGGGGACTGCGGTTCGGTAGGTCCATTACTCACTTCCGCGAGACCTACCTTACGGAGAACCGCTACACGCGCAAGTGGACGCCGCAGATCGGCGCCGCAGAGATCGTCGCCAAGAAGATAAGCGATATCTGCATAGTCATGCGTAGTGAAGACTACATGGATCGGGATAAGCCGCTGGTCATCGAACGTCCAATAGTATTGGATCGACACGAGCTTTTGCAGTATAAGAGGTTTGAGCGTGAGTTGATCCTAGACACACCGGACGGAGAAGAAATAGAAGCCGACAACGCGGCAGCCCTCGCTCAGAAGCTACTCCAACTCGCAAGCGGAGCGGTCTATGACAAAGAAGGCAAATACCACGAAATCCATGACCACAAGCTGGAAGAGTTGGCAGAGTTGCGCGAAGAGACAAAAGGCACCCCTCTGCTCATCGCGTACTGGCACAAGTCCAGTCTCGCGCGACTTCGGAAGTTACTTCCAAAAGCGACCGTCATGGATAGGTCCGCCGGTTGTGTGCCAGACTGGAACGCGGGGAAAATCCCGGAACTGCTGATCCATCCCATGAGCGCAGGACACGGGTTGAACATGCAGCTAGGGCCGGGGCACACGCTGATCTATTTCGACAACCCTCGTCCCTTGGAAGTCTACCTACAGACCGTCGCCCGTCTCGACCGGCCAGGTCAGGCGCGGCAAGTCAAGGTAGTCCATCTCGTCACGCGCGGCACGGTCGATGAAGCGGTCGTGCCGTCGCTTGTCGAGAAGAACGAAACCCAAGACGCCATCCGTAAATACATTCGCGACATAAGGAGGACCGTCTAATGGCTGTCGGAGCACGGATGATATCCAAACAGAACGAGCCTATCATCTATGAAGGCGCCACTGCTGGCGAGCTTTGCTATCTGTTCAACTTGTCCGGCCCCGCCGTTCGTCAGCGCCTCGCGAGGCTCCGGCCGAGCGGCAATCGTGACGGCTTCGACACCTGGAAGGTGGCGGATGCGGCGATCGTCCTGTCACGTCTCGAAGATGACGACCTGATCGAGCGCGTGTTGCGTCTCAACGCCAAGGACTTGCCCAAGGCGCTATCTCGCGAGTATTGGCAGGGACAGCTTGCCAAGCTCACCTACGAAGAGCGCAAGGGCGAGCTTTGGGACACGCGCAAGATAATCGAGCTTGCCGGTGACGTGTTCAAGACAATGCGCTTGTCTTTGATCCTCTTGCCGGATACCCTAGAGCGCGAGGGTCAGCTTAACGCCGCACAACGTCTCATCATTGAACGGCTCGTGGATGAACTGTTGGACGCGCTCAGAAGGAAGCTAGTAAGTGGCTTTGAAGACAGACGAGACAATAAGGTCGGTCAGCCGGTCGCATCTGGCGAAGACGACGGCGCAGAAGACCTATGACACCCTGGAAGACATCTGGATCGACCTGTGCGATTTGCTCCGGCCGCCCGAGCGGCTAACGGTCGCGCAGGCGGCCGAGAAGTACGTCAAGCTTAACAACCCTGGCAGCTACATCGGACCCTACCGGAACCGCATGGCTCCGTACATGGAAGAGCCGATGAACAGTCTGCAAAGCCGGGTGCTCACTGGCGTTGTCTATGTCGGTCCAGCGCAAAGCGGCAAGACCGAAGCCCTCGTGCTGAATTGGGTGGCCTACTCGATTATGACGGACGGAATGGATATGATCGTCTACTCGCCCACGGTCAGCACGGCCCGTGACTTCTCGATCCGCCGTATCGACCGTATGCACCGTGCCTCTCCCGAGATCGGCGGCTCCCTGCTGCGCGACCGCGACGCCGACAACGTGCATGATAAGCACTACCGCAACGGCATGTATCTCAATCTGGCGTGGCCTTCCGTGGCCGAGTTCGCCGGGCGACCAGTCGGGCGCATCGCGCTGACCGACTACGACCGAATGCCTGACGACGTTGGCGGAGACGGTTCGCCATACGATCTTGGCAGCAAGCGAACGACCACCTTCGGCTCCTTCGCCATGACGATGGCTGAAAGCTCGCCGTCACGTCCGGTCGAGAATACCAAGTGGATCAGCACGACGCCTCACGAGGCTCCGCCATGCAAGGGCATACTTTCCCTCTATAACCGAGGCGATCGGCGCCGCTGGTATTGGCCGTGTCCCAAATGCGGAAGTTACTTCGAGGGCAAGTGGGAGCACATTCATTGGGACGACAAAAACTCGCCGCTCCTGTCCGCCGAAACCGCCCACATGGTTTGCCCTGTCACCGGCTGCCGTATCGAGCAGCACGAGCGCGAGTGGATGCAGGAATGGGGCGTCTGGCTCAAGGACGGCCAGTCTAACGAC